AATTATAAGAAGCTGTCGTGTTTGCGTCTAAAGCATAAGTACCAACAGCCGTATTAGCAGTTCCGGTGGTGTTTAATTTTAAAGCACTATTTCCCACCGCTGTGTTGTTGTCTGCCGTAGTATTAGTATAAAGAGCAGCTTCTCCTATTGCAGTATTATCACCACCAGTACTATTAGCACTTAAAGCACTAGAACCCACGGCAGTATTCCCACCCGCTGTTGTTGTGGCATCACCAGAAGCATATCCGACAAAAGTATTGTCATCACCAGTAGTTATCGCAGTACCTGCTTCATCGCCTACCGCGACATTGTAATTGCCGCCAGAGGCTATCGCATCACCCGCATTAACGCCCAGTCTTAGGTTGCTGGTTCCTGCGGTTAAGGTCGTCAGGTCATCGCCAATGGAGATATCTAGGTCAGTGCCGCCTGTGACATTACCTGCGCCGAGCACCTCGGCTAAGGTATCGCTTATGCCCGGATCAACCAGCGCCATCGCGTCAACAACAGCAGCCCCACAACCTGCACCATCAAGATAAACAACCGTTGTCTTGCCCGTGAGGATGGTGACATTTGCGCCAGAGCCTTGGCTGATGGAGATAGATTGAGATCCGGTGGTGGCATTTTCAATGAACATCACCCGACTAACCGTATTAGGGGCAATCGTTAAGGTTCTTGTCGCACTTAGAGTAGCTGAAGAGGTTACCTTAAAGTACATTGCCCGTGCAGGGTCAGCTGCACCATCGGCTACCGTTGTGGTTGCATCAGCATCTGATGAAAAGCAATCTTGCGTTCCNNAGCCACTACCCCANGCTTCCCCGATCAACTCAAGGTTNGTATTGGTGGAAGTTCCCCAAGTTCCCGATTCATCTCCGGTAGCGATCTCTTTNAATCGCAGGTCATTTACATAAGTTGCCATTTAAGCTACCTCCTTCCAATCAGGCGTTTGAGCGTCTGAAATATCTTCCCAACTTGGCGTTTGACTATCATCCACATTTGTCCAACTTGGCGTTTGACTATCGTCCACATTTGTCCAATTCGGTGTTTGAGTTTCATTAATACTACTCCAATTTGCATCCTGTCCAGGGATGATTTTACCCCAGACCAAAACANTGCTTGTNTCACCTTCAGCACTAACTCCAGTAACTTGAACATCAGCATTAGCAGCAACACTGACAGANCCTTCAGAAGCAGTTGCAGAAACACCGGTAGGCGAGACAACCGCTGTCCCAGTAATTGTAACTGAGCCAACACCCGATGTTGCACTGATCCCGGTAGGCGAAACAACCGCCCCTGCCGTGATTGTAACTGACCCAACCGAAGTTGTCGCAGAAACGCCTGTAACTGTAACATTCGCATCTGCCGATATTGTGACNGAGCCGACTGCGCTGGTTGCACTGATGCCTGTGGGCGAAACAACTGCCGTNCCNGTAACAGTAACCGATCCAACTGCCCCACTAGCCGATATGCCAGTGACCGAAACATTTGCATCTGCAGAGACAGTAACCGANCCAACAGNCCCCGTTGCCGAAATACCCGTAACAGAGACATTCGCATCCGCCGAAATCGTAACCGAACCAACCGCACCAGTTGCTCCTGGGACATTAACATCTCCGCCCCAAGTGCTTTCACCCCAACCATGGGTTGAGCTATTCCATCCCTCAAATGCAACAATGGTGTCAGCCACATGTTAATCCTACGCAATCCTGATTATTGCAGTACTCGCACCAGCAGCAGGGAATGAGATAGTAAAATCTCCACTTGTAGATGTCTTATCAGCCCCGAAATCTAAAACAATCACGCCTCTATTTGCCGATCCGGCAGCAGTAGAGGAGTTATAAATTAAGGCTCCTCGTGCAGTGATTGAAGAACTACTCCAGGTAAGGTCTGCAAAATCTGTAAGTGCTGTAGTGCTGGATGTAGTTGGTGTTACATTAGTTAAAGCTGCACCACCGGCTGTATAGCCAGTTCCAGAGATTTCATTAGTTGCACTATAAGCGGTGGTAGAAGCACTCATTGTCGCACTAGAAGTATACAATGCAGTTTTAAAAGCATTCCCACTTCCAGTAGTCGTCGTCGTTCCTCCACCTGAGCCACTCGTAAAATTATGAATTCCTTGCAATATTTCTTGCTTAAAGGAAGTGCACATTGCTTGTGTAATAGCCATTATAAGGTCCTCAATATTTCAGCCATTTCTTTATGACCATTAGATTTAAACAAATTATACAACGTAGTTCGATCACTTTTTATAGCTTGATTACATGCAATTACAATCACCCAATACATTCTTTCTTTAAAATCGTGTGCTTGAGATTTTATAATCGGATCTGCTGTCTCGCTAATATTAATTATTTTTTCAATTGCATTTAAAGCAATTTCTTCTGCATTCATTCCTCTATTNTCTGTAGTCTGNACATTGACAGACCCAGCAGTAGCTTTAACTTCTACATTAAACAAATTTAACCCCTTGAAATATCGTATCTATATTCATCTTTAGATCCATAATCTGCTCCCAATTTCCTTAATCCTTCCAGGCCCATTTGGAATCTTTGTTCATANTGTCCTACTTCTTCTGGGACCTTTAAAAATGTAGCAGCTTCCACCAGCGTCCCATAAAGTAAAGCATCCGGTGCATTATCTGAAAGCCAGGTGGTTCCTCCTTCAGCCCCTGCAGTTAAAGAAGCCGGTCTATACTTATAATGAAGCTCAAAAGTATAGTCTACACCTGCGCTTGGATTATCGGGAGTAGGACCTAATAAAAATGTAGTATCATCAAACAAGGCATAATACTTAGGGAGACCCGTTGTTGATGCATTAGGCGTGTAATCTCTAATGAAAGAAACGTGCTTAAAAAGAAGATAGGTATAAACACTACTAGCAATTACAGCTAGGCTATAGGGTGCTAAAAAATCACTGGGAGTAGAAAGATAAGGATTATCTGCTGTTGCTGTCCCAGTAACATTACTTCTAAATACTGGAAGTTCTACATTCTTAAGTATTCTTTCTTCAGCTTCTTGTATAAAAACTGGAAGATCATTCACAAAAGTAGTTTCAGAAGTTTCGCAATAATCTTGTACTGCGCTTTTTAAAGTTGCATATGTAAAACTCATGTCGTTACCACCGTTACAGTTCCTACTTCTCCAGTTCCTTCAGATCCTTCAAATTCAGATCCAATAGAATCGCCAGTAGAAGTAATCATTTGATTAGGATCTATGGTTCTAACAACCCCAAATCCTGAAGTAAAGCTTGACTGAGATCTAGGATAACGTAAAGCCTGGGGATCAGAAACATGAGGAAGAGGTTCTAATTGAGCTTCTTTAGGTTCATAACATTCACTACAAACTCTAAATCCTGTCCATTCTTTGCGAAGTGCTGTGTATTTATAGCGAAATCCACATCTGTCACATATTGCAATGGCATACTTCCCAGAAGCATAAGCCATTACGCTCTCCTATAATTTCTTAAGCTTGGAGCAACAAACAAAGATGCTCTACTTTCATCCTGGTCAGATGCTCTTGCAAATTCTTCTTCATAGAAAGACTTAAGCATTTCAATCCGCTCAGGTGCTTTCTTTAAAGCAATATAATAAGCAAGACCTGCAGCTAAACATGGATAAAACCTAAATGGCATATCCATAGTATTTACACTTGCATCAGCATCTTCAATTCTAATCAATCTATTAATTAATAATTGATCAGTGCTATTTTCAGATGCTGGCCATATGTAAAGTTTTGGTGTAATTTGTTTATCAAGAAACCATTGACTGGGTCTGGATTTCGTAGCTTTATTTGGAATGTTCCAATAAGCAGAACGACTAACCTGAGCCATTTGGATGTCAGTGGTTGTTGTACCTTCAGTGCGCCGAATAACAACATCTAAAACATCAATAGTAGAAGTCGTAAGATCAATAGATTCAGCACCTTCAGTTAAAGTAGTAGTGCTATTTTGAATTGTCCATTGATTTAGGCCGCGGTTAGCCCAGTCAGCTAAAAGCAGATTAAGGGATCTCCGAGCGGTAATCCCATCATACCCTGTGCGAAATTCGAGGCCGCATCGTTCAAATGCTTCCTCGATATATTCCGCAACATCT